GAGAGAGTACGTCAACTTCTCAAAGCTAGTGCACCCCTTAAAGATGGGGTTGGGCCTGGATGTAGACGGCTTAATTAGAACGGACGAAGAGATAAGCCAAATGCGCCAAGGCGAACAGGAGGGAGCATTAGGTGCAGCCCAGGCTCAGGCGGATATAGAAATTGACAAACATGAAGCAATGTCGTTGACTGATGAGAAGAAAGCACTATCAGCGGACATTCGTAAAGGAATAATTCAGGAACGATTGGCCCGCATCAAAGAAGGTGCGCCAACAGAAACAAATATTGCAGATGAAATGGCTGACACAAGCATTCTCCTCCAAGAGCTTGCCCTCTTTAGAGAGCAGCAAGCCCTTGCCCAACAACAAGGAGCCGCTGGACAGGCCGAACCTGGAGTACCTGCTGACCCTGCAGGAAGACCCCAGGTACCGAATACTGAAGACTTTGCTGCACAGGAGGCTGTCGCTTAAGCAGGAGAAACTCTCGGAGAAAACCCTCAGCGATAGTCAACGGGTTGCGGCATTTAATACTCTTATCGGAGAAATCAGGGAACTCAAGATGTGTCTTGACCTCGACCAACTGGTAGGAGAACTGCTAACCCATTCAGACGAGTAACTATGGAAGAAGGATTCGTGCCTGATAATCAGCACCACGAAGGGGAACAAGAAACACAGCCTTCGCAAGAAGCACCTGTCGAAGTCGATTGGTCGAAGCGTTATAACGATCTCCGTCCTGCTTATGACAGAACGATGAGTGAAAACTCTCGTCTTAAGCACGAGATGCAGGAAATGCGGTTGAACATGCTTGAAGCACAGCAGAAGGCAAATGCTCAACCAACACAGGAACCAACTCAGGATACTTTTTTCTCGGATGAGACAAGAACTGTAGAGAAAGACTTTCCCGATATCTTTAAAGGTGTGCAAGAGCACATCAACTACGCTTTGCACAAACAAGGTGCAAACTCTGAAGTAGAGCAAGTAAGACGGGAAGCTGAAGTCGCTAAACAGGAGGCGGAAAATGCGAGGATTGAGATTGAACAGATGCGGGTGGATTCACAACTAACTTCTTCGCTAGGTGCACATATCTGGCCTGCCGTTGATAGCTACCAACTCTTTAGAGATTGGGTAAGTTCTGATCGAATGAGGCTATGGCAGATGCAGATGGGTGATGTCCAGCATAAGATAGAATGTGTCCAAAACTTCCTGGCTACTCCTGAAGGACAGCAGTTCTCTGGTACAATGCCTCAGCAGAATGTCGCAAGACGACAAGAGGTTCAGGGTATCATGGGGGGACAAGTTCCTGCTATCCCTAGTGGAAAGCAAAACTGGGACGGTATGTCTCAACAACAGAAATGGGATTCGATTCCCGACTATGAAGTAAATTAATCGCTTCCCTTATATAGGGGGAGCATTTTTGAAATTCTCTATATAAGAGGTTTATTATGGCACAGACGTTTCATAGCGCTGGAACTACTAACCAAACAGGTTATAAGTACGGCGCATTGAGTGAGAATGATGCTTTTACTATACAAAAGAAATTTCTCACCATCGCAAAAAGAAATTTAGTATTTGCCCGTTTCGCACAGAAGGAAACGAAAGCGCAGAACGACGGGCTGGAAGTGCGCTGGAGAAGGTACGAGAAGTTTAATCTTCCCTTAGTGCCTCTCGCTGAAGGAGTAAAACCACCTGCGGATAACCTGACTCAGGTAACCATGAAGGTGAAGATGCATCAGTATGGTAGTTATGTAAATACCACTGATGTTCTTGTCGCTGCCCACACTGACCCAGTGATCCAACAGATTACTGAGCGTCAGAGTATTCAGGCTGCGGAGTTGATGGACTTCCTCAGTTATCTGCATTTCCGCACAGGAACTCAGGCTGCTTATTCAGGTAATGCAACCGCTCCTGATGACGGAGGAATTGGAGGAACCGTTGCTTATCGCAACTTGGTCAACCGAACCATTGGTGGAACTGCTGGACGTAATGCTACTTTAACTAGCGGAGCAAACAATGCCCCGACTACCAAGTTATTGGACACCGCAATACGTGCGCTGGAAAACAACGAGGCAACTAAGATTGCTAAGATTGTTAAGGCATCTTCGGATTATGACACCAGTGCGATTCCTGATTCCTATATCGCAGTCTGTCATCCAGACCTGCGTCAGGACATTGAGGATCTTCCTGGGTATGTTCCTTACCAGAAGTATGCTAACGGTGGAATGCAGGTAATGCCTGGTGAAATCGGAGCTGTAGGGATGATTCGTTTCATCGTTACAACTCAGGCTGCACCATTTGGGCATGACCCATTTGACGCAAACACCACTGCACAGACTCGTGTAAGTCTTGATCCGAGTGTATTGCAAACCACTGGATATACACCCGGTTTTGCTTCTACTACTGATCCTACTTATGAGTTGAATGGGATTGCAGACTCAAGTAACTACGGTGAAAAAGACCTGGTTGCTGGAAGTGCTGCAGGATCTGGTGTTGCAGGTGGGGAACTTGGTGACACAGGCCAGGGATCTGATGGTCAAAGGAACTATCAGGTGGCACTGGAGACTGTCACTGTTGGTGGAACCGCTTACCACAAAGTCTACCCAGTCCTTATTTTCTCATCCGATGCTATCGGTTGTGTAAGCATGAGTGGGTTTGACTCTGTAGTCCCTAAGGTTGTGATGCCACAGCCTGCGGTTACCGATCCGCTTGGACAGACCGGAAGTGTTGGCTGGAAGTCATGGTATGCCTGCAAAATTCTGCAGGAAGAATGGCTTTACAGGATTGAGGTTGCCTGTTCGTCACTCAGCTAAATTTGAAGGGTGGAAGCCTGAGGCTCCCATCCTACAAGCTGTTTATGAAAGCCAGGTCTGTGTGGTTAAACATACAGATCTGGTGGAACCCGAAACAGGAATGCTGTGCACTTCATTAAAGCTACGTCAGAAGATACTTCCCGAGTATGTCCCTGAGTTAATCACTGTCGTTCTGGCAGAGAAGTTCGCAGGAATACATGCTGAGATGGCAATAGGCCGAAGACCAAAAGCTATTGACGAAGACACAGCATACCTTAACTGGACTGAAATCAACGACGTTGGGAGATGGCATCAAGAACCTTCTTCCACCTTCCTACCCCCAGGTGAGAACGGGGTAATTCACTTAAGCTTAAGGGTTAGGGGTGATACACCTCCAAATTCTGGGCTGCTTTATTATTTTTTAAAGGCAAGAAAATGGCACAATTAGCAGGAGGGTTTATACCCGCAGGTGAGCAGGGCAACTATGTCCGAGGTCAATATAACCCAGGTACAGGGAAGATCGACCAGTATGAGCAGATGGGTAAGGATAATGCCATCGTGCTTAAACAAAATGAAGTTGAGCCTAAAGGCTGGGCTGTCATTGTTTTAGGGTTTGGTGATGACCCAAGCACAGACAATGGGCCTCTTACTGTAACAGCAGGCACATGGTCTATGATTATTCCAAGAAATTTAAAGTGCGCCATCCCGCCAGCTCATTTTGAGAACTTGCTCCAATCTACAGAAACTCGATATATCCAACCTGCAGTAGGACAGCAGTTAGTTGGGTACAAAGCCCATCGTTATAATGTCCAAATAATCAAGTGGCCCGAGAGTTCACAGCCTGATGTGAATGAATACTTTGAGGAAACAAAAGCTGTTCATGAAAAAATTGAAGTAGGCTAATGGCTTATAGTACTGCATATGGTATCAATGTTGTCGAAGCTAGGGGTAGGGTAGCAACTTACCTCCAAGACAGCGCATATACTCGTTGGACAAAACATGAGCTTAACGGCTATTTACAGCAGAGTGCTGAAGATTTTGTCCGACGTGTAGGGTTCCCCATTGTTTCTTATTCTTTCTCCTCAAAAACAGAATCTGTTTTACAATTCAATCCTTTAACGGGAACTCCTAACTTTACAGTAGGAGAGACTATTGTAGGGAATGTCACTCAGACGACAGGTGTAATTGTCAGCGTTGAAGGGAATAATGTTGAGTACAATTCCCAAAAGGGCGTGGGTTTTCAGAGCGAAGAGACAGTTACAGGAGAAACATCTGGTCTTTCAGGAGAAGTGACTAATGTTGTTACAAACTATGAGGTAGCCCTCCCTGAAACCATGTCTCAATTATCTCACGTTGAAGTAGATGGGAAAGAGGTTGAGATTATTACGGAATCAGAGATCCGATACCTGGCGGCCTCAGGTGCTATTACAAGTCCAGAAGATTCCTCAGGTAAGGTAGTTAAGCTTTTTACTTCAGGTGGCACTACTGTTCCTAAATGGAGAGAAACCGAAGGGAAGATTGAAGTTATTGTGGCAAGCTCTGCCTCTTGTGAATATTTTAGGTTTTACCCCGTCCCTAATGCATCCCAAGCCGTAAAACTTTACGGGATATACAGGCCTCCGCACTGCTCTGATGTAGTCCCTTACCGTTACCTAAAAGGGAATGTAACTAAAACTTTACAGATGCCTGAGGGCGGATTCATTCCTGGGACAACTAGCACGATTCGGGATGAGGACGGAACGAGTTACACAATTGATGCCGACTCGACGAGACTCACATTAATGAATAACAACACCGCAACGTCTACAGTTTACATACTGAGGCCAGGTGAAGACTTTCAGTACACTTATAACATAGATCGCCAGTACATGGATGTCCTCGTCTTTGGCTCCTTAGAGAGGGCATACTTAAAGGAGCACGATTTAAGGAATGTCGAGAAGTCCGAGTATTATCGGGGAAAGAAAGAAGTCTTGACTCAAGATGCTTTAAAGAGAGAAGCCCTTAACGCAGGTTCTTTATCAGGCGGTTTAAACTTTAACAGATTAGCAGCAAGGAGAACATGGCCGTCTCGTTCAAGGTAAGAAGAGGAACGACTACTGAACATTCTTCGTTTGTAGGTGAAGAGGGTGAGATTACAGTCGCAATACCTGTAGATAATAATGGGAATAGTATTACAGGTGATACCAATAACCCTTGGGTTCTTCGTGTTCATGACGGAGTAAAGTCTGGAGGACACACAATGCAAGCATCCTCTGGGGATATACCTGCTACATCTACTGTAAATGTAACCTCAGTGTCTTCTGGGGGGACTGTAGAAATACAACAAGACTATAGAACACGTTCCATGAAGATGTCTTTAGCTTTAGGCGGGGACTTCTAATCGACTTAACTAAGATAAAACTATGGCTGAAAAACTAAATCGACATTATGTAAACGGGATAGGCACCTCAGCCACAACTGTATTTACAGCCCCAGCTCATTCTTCTTCTGGGACTGAGAATATGTCTGTGGTTTGCGGACTAATCCTTTGTAACACGCACACCGCTGACGTAACAGTAGACGCTTTTATTGTCCCAGGCGGGACTTCTACTCAGATTAGTGTCTTAAATAATGTTTCTATTAAAGCAGGGAACTCTCTCGAAGCAATACAGTCGAGGATATTTATCAAACACGACGGAACGAATGCGGATGTGATCCAAGTTAAGTGTGATACTGGGTCTCATATAGATGTGTTTGTCTCAACCTTAGAAGGATTAAACTAATGCCTCGTTGGATAGGTAGTCAGTCTTTACGACATTCAGAGATTGAGGCGGCTGAGTCGAAAGCAGCGGCTGCAGCTTCAGCAACAACAGCCTCAGACCAAGCTACTATTGCGACAAATAAGGCCGCAGAAGCGACAACTGCTTACAACAACGCATCATCTTCTGCCAGTGCAGCAAATTCTCACAAGTTGTCGGCAGAAACAGCAGCGACCACATCAACAACAAATCTCGAAACATTCAGAGGTGACTATTTAGGTGACCATGCAACTGACACTGCGGCGGACAGCCACGCATCAAGTAATAGCTTTGCTGTCACAGTCGGCACAATGTATTTTAACTCCACAAATAGCCAGATGCGTGTTTGTACCGCAACAGGCTCGCCCAATAATACATACGAAGCTGTCAACACTGCTGCCGTTAGTGCAGGACGATATCTCCAGACTGGAGATGGAAACAACGTCATTGACGCTGGAGCCAATGTAAGTGCAGGTGCGAAGACCACAACTGATCTTACAGTCGGTACACCTGGGGGGACTTCTAAAGCCTTTAGAGTAACAGGTGATACCCAGTTAGACGGGAATCTCACAGTCAGTGGAACCACAACCACAGTTAATACTGCAACTCTTGATGTAGCTGACAATCAGATTACTTTGAACTCTGATGTGACAGGTACTCCTTCAGAGAATGCAGGCATTGTGGTCAATCGAGGATCGAGTGCAGACAAGTCTCTTCTCTGGGATGAGGGAACAGACAAGTGGACAGTCGGCTCAGAGACTCTGGTAGCGGGGACAGTTGAAGCGAATGTCACAGGAAATGTTACAGGAACAACAAGCTCAATATCTAACCACAGCACGGATGATCTTTCGGAAGGAAGTACAAACAAATACTTCTCAGGAAAGACAACCACAGACTTAGCAGAGGGCACGAATCTTTACTGGACAGACGCCAGGTTTGACACAAGGTTCGGCAATAAAACCTCTGATGACATGACACAGGGCACCAATAACCTGTTCATGACAAACACGGCCTGGGATAACAGGCTTGCTGCAAAAACAACGGACAATCTTACTGAAGGATCAAGCAACCTTTGGTACACCGATGAACGTGTCGATGATCGAGTCAATGCTCTGGTTACTGACGGGGAAGGAATCACCACAACCTATGATGATGCAGCAGGTACGCTGACTGTAGCAGTTGAGGATTCTTCAGCCACGAACAAGGGTGGAGTAATTGTAGCAGGAACCACACCTGTATCAGTAGCCTACTCGAGCGGGACAGCTACTGTATCAACAGCAGACGCATCTACTTCATCCAAAGGTGTAGCTTCATTTGCAAGTGCAGACTTCTCTGTAACAGGAGGAGCGGTATCCCTTGTCGATCTTGACACTACCCATATCGCAGCATCCACACTGGTAACGGAATCAGATGCGATTGCGAGTAACGACAATGACACTACAATCCCAACGAGCGCAGCCGTCAAGGATTATGTAGACACCAATATCACTGCACAGGATTTGGATTTTGCTACTGACACAGGTAGCGGAGGGTCAGTTGCCTTAGGCAATCAAGCACTCAGCGTTTTGGGTGGTGAGGGCATGAATGTAACCCATTCAGGTCAGGCGATCACAGTCGCAGGAGAAGATGCAGATGCGAATAACAAAGGAATAGCATCATTTAGCGCAGATCACTTTGGGGTTAGCTCAGGTGCAGTAACTCTCAAAGCAGACGGTATCGACGACACTCACATAGACTTCGGTACAGGAACGAATCAAGTCAACACCGACGTTCTAACCGAAGGCTCAACCAACCAATACCACACCACAGCCCGAGCAAGAAGTTCGATCAGTGCCACAGGCGGTGGGATTTCTTACAACAATACTACAGGGGTGCTGACCTCTACTGCGGTAGAC